AATACTATCGGTGACACGAAGATCAACAGCAGTACAAATATCACCAGATAAAACAAGGACTTCAGCATTTTGTGTGTTCTCTAATTCCAGCTGTCCGAATTCTAGATGGACATCTGAGCATATTGCGATTTTCATTAGTGTACCTTTGTTTCATTTCTTTGTGGAGAATTTTCTGCAACACCTTGTAACAATTTTACAAAGTCTTCAGTGGATCCTGCTTCATTGTTTAGAACCATTGCTCGAGCCAGCAATACTGCAGCAAGAGACAGTGGAGTAATTTCATATTTGTTTAGTAGAGTTGTAATATAACTATCAACACTACGAGAGATTTCAATTAGTTGTGCGTCATTCATTTCTTTTCCTTAAATGGACTATCTGGATTTCTGGCTTGTACCTTTGGAATCTCAGTCATGCAATACTGCTCACCTCTTAGACCAATGTAAAATTTACAAGGGTTTCCAATGAAGTTATTGGATGCACTGTTATCGACATAGACATTCTCAACCTTAGTGAAGTGTCCACAACCTGATAACAATAATACCAATAAGACTCTAACCACCATAATACCCAATCAATAGATTCATTGCACGAATCAACTTCATGTTATTCACGACATCGTCAGGATGAAGCCAATAACCATCTGGATTGAGTTCATCTTTGGGATTCGCATTCCACTGGTCCAACTCACTCTGCATGTAATCTCTAGAGTCAATTAGTGATGCCAATGTAATCCCGTGTGCAACCTCATAGGGAATTGCCAATCCACCAGTAGGAAACAAATGTTCGTTTTCAGTTCTTATCATAACTCTATTATACTCCAATTAATCTTGCAAGACAACAAGTTTTTTAACTGTCTTGGGATTGCAATAAACTACTTGTCTACCTTCTGTTTCTCCTAGGGGAAGGTCTGCATGAATTAACACTCCAAACTCATTTTGTCTTATGACCATTCCAACTAGCGGAACACCTTCCCACTTTGCGAATACTCTGTCTCCATAGTTCCACTTCTGGGGCACGGACTTAGAAAATTGATCAGCTAGTTTCATATCAATACCTTAGATGGATATACAGAAATACAAACATTAAAAGAATTACAATTACATCAGCCCATGTACGACCACTCATGCTATCCTCCATATAGACTTACCACCAGTTTTCTCAAACTGATCAAAGTTCAATCGAATATATTGTTGTCCATCTACACCTGCAGACTGAACATAACCCTGTATACCCCAAGACTTAATCTCAGTGACCACAACCAAGCATGCTCCGAATGTATCGGATGCCATGGGATCGACCTGAACAATATCACCTATCTCGATCATTCTTAATATCCTTCTTTTGTGCTTGCCTTTCGGACTTCCAAAACACTCGTTTCCAGTCTCTTAGATGTTTCCACCATTGGGGAGAACGAGTTTTATTTCCTTGCTTTACATTGGCCATTTGAACTCCATTACTATAATTATAATCATTGCGATTAGACTACTCATCCTTTTCTTCCTTATACTCGGGAAGAGTGGCTTCCAATAATCTAATCAACTGAATAACACCATTATAATTCATAGTGAGTTTACTGGTATATCCCTCATCACCTAGAGTAAGAACAGTTTTACCATCTTCAGTAATACCGACTGAATACATTACTCTTCCTCCTGTAGTAGAAAATACAATCGTTCCAATGCTTCCATGGCTTCAGCTAATGCAACTTTCTGGTCTGCTGAACCACGCTTTTCAATCTCTATCTTAATGTCGTAGAGACAGTTCTCACAATGCCCCACGATGGAAGACATACCATTATCTTTAATCATTCTTCAACTCCAAAATGTTCTATAATCTTTCCCCACATACCTTGATCTTCTAGTGTATTAATAGCAACAAAGTCAGCACATTCCCGCACAATCAACTCGGCGAACTTTGGCAAAAAGATTTCGTTATAGAGTCGTCTGTTTCTACGACTTTCATCTTCATATTCTGCCTTAATTTCTGCTCCAGCCTGTTCAGCAAGTTCTTGAATTCGTTTGTTCATATGCAACCTTTTACAGTGAAAATTTTCTCGGGGAATTTTTTGCATGCAACTGATTTCAATCGATGCAACCCTCTACAGATATGATTATACCTCAGTACGGAATTAAAGACAAGGATGTAATTATGATGTGGGGCTAAACCCTCCGCATAGCCCAGAGGGTAGGAGTCCCTGAGTTATATTTTATGTCCCCTAGCCTAATACAGATTACAGTTGCTTCATCTTCTCAGATCCGAAGTACATCAGTGCCAGTCCTACACCTGCGATACCCATAAGCACCAACAGTGAATTCTCTGGTTCATCCATGCCACCAACAGCACCTAATACTATTACTAGTCCTACGATGAATCTAATCATTTTGCTAATCTCTTTCTTAGTAAATAACCCAATGTTGGCTTGATGCCCAATCTCTTGCGTAACAGTTCGTTTAGTGTTTTCTTCATAGTATCCTCCCTTGTTCTAATTAAGCAGTAAGCATGTATGTTGCGAGATCTTTCCACTCTTTGTTGCTGGCACGAATCTTAGCCACAGCAATCAGAGTACGGAGACTAATCTCTTTGGCTTCCTTACCTACCTTACGAATAAGAGCCAATGCGTCTGCTTTAATAGTGGCATCGTACTCTGGCAGGAACTCATCACTCTTAGCAATAAACTCCATGCGGTCGATCTTCTGGTCGTGCGACATAGAGAGGTCGATCATCATACTGCGTGAACGAATGGCTTGGTCGATACGATCTTGGTCCATGTTAGAGATAAAGATTACTCGACCTTCGAATGCGAAACTGCGTGGCAGGTCATCATCCTTCATGTCTGCATTCCAGCTAATGATTCGTTTGCCGTAAGAGTCCAATGCTCCCTTAAGCAAGTTTAATGCAACTGGATCTTTTAGAACAGCGTCGCAATCGTCAAAAACAATCACAGATTTTTGATTTTCGAACAGAGTGCGGTAAAGACCCTTAGCAGTGGAGTAACCCTTGACCATCATGAAACACTTGCTGGTATTAATAACAGATCCCACTTGGAATTCAGCTAATTCAGAAATATCTTTGTAGCCATGTGCAGCCAGCGTCTTGGTTACAGTGTATGTTTTACCCAAACCACCTTCACCAGTAATCACGGCAGAGGGTTGAACACCAGTAGCGACCATTGTCACCAATTTCTCAACGAAACCGAAACGAGTATTGATGTCATATTTGTTGGATTTTTCAACTGCAGCAGCCATTGCAACTTCAACATCACCGACCATGGCTTTGAGTTTGCGTTCAACATATGCCTTAGAGTAAGACTTGATTGTTTTGGAGCCGACTTTAGCCATGTAGTTGCCAGATTTAGCGTCGAAGGAAACAGCGGATACATTCATAAAAAACCTTTCATAATCAATTTCAATACCATAATCTTACAGTAATTGCGAATTAACGGCAACAACTTTCTGGATAACCATGCTTTTAGTAGGGTAATTCCGAGATCGATTCGCAGATCTCGTCTGGTCCAAAATCCGAATTTTCACCATAAACTTCACAACGATCACCATCGATAATAACCAATTGATTATCGGTTTCAGCGATTAATGGAACAGGAGATTGAACCCCAGCGAAACCCATTAATTCATGTTTATCCATAACACGGAATTCTAAAGCAGAGAGAAACTTTCTAGTAATCATAATAACCCCATAATCAACGATAAAGACTATTATTCCATAATTGCGAATTAACGACAACCACTAAATGGACAAAACCCCACTGTAAATGGGGTTATTTCTTTCTCTTAGTTAGTGGTTACTTACTACTCTCGATCAACCCTAACACAGTGATTATGCCCTAAAGTCAAGTATAAATCAAATATAAATTGCAAGTTGCAAACTAGACTTCTTCCCACAGGTCACCATCCTGCACGAATCGCCCACGACCGATATTATCCCTCACTGGTGCCACTGGATCTGGAGTCTGATTATTACCTAGACTCGTGAAGGAGTGGACTTGCGCATTGGCTTCATCAGTGCCACTAGTGAGCCATGCCGACTTAGCCTTACCGATTTTCTCTTTGGTCTCAGGCTTATGCTTCCGAGTATTGCCACACGAGCGACTACAGAACTCACCACGCTTGTTGTGCACAGCCCCACACTTAGGACATGTTTTTGATTTATATCCCATCACTCGCCTTTGTATTCACATAAACTGTGTATTTTTGGGGTATCTGTCCACCACACATAAATAGCGACTCAATATTCTCTGTATTCATATGGTTGCCAATCATCGTAGTTCACATAGGTCTTGGGAATGGCTTTTCTGCATACGAATTCCAGCCAGCGACAGTCATTATCTCCCACTCTTACAGGATACCATGCAAACCACTTATACCAGTGGACATAATCTATTTCGATTCGTTTTGGACAGCTGAATTTCATACAATATCCTTACTGGCTTTCCATTCATCCCATGGGCATTTCTCTACGGTATATTGCTTGTTCACAGCTGGACTCACTCCATTCCACTCATACACATAGTTTCGTTTCTTAGCGAATTCCTCTGCTTCTTCCAGAGTGCAAAGTTTATCTTCTTCTTTCTCTACCATGATGACTCATCCACTATTTGCTTTGTTATAATTACTGCATCTTCGTTGACGATGGCTCTAAGTGATGCTGAGACTAAAATTCCGATCCCCGAGGAAGAATCACAGGAGACTGTAACATAGTCGGAATCGGGGTATTTGTTGGCGAACTCTAGGATTGCATTAAGGTCGTCTTTGTGTAGGATTACTTCTTGTGTCATTGCAGTTCGTTTATCATTGCTCGTTGATTGGCGATTACCTTTTCTAGACTTTCGATTCTGGCTTTGGCATCTGCGAGTTGTTGCTCCAGCATCTTCATATTCTCTACCATTGATAAGATGGCTTCAGTTTCCATTTCTTGTTTTGTCTTCATATGTCCATTCCTTTGCTTGGTCTTCGTGGTTGAAAT